AGGCACCGTGGTCTTCTCGTGCAACTACCAGCACACCGGCAACGTGGTCACGCTCGGGCTCACGATTACGACCGCTGCCGCTTCGACGCTGAGCTTCACGTCGGCGACGGACTACTTCGACGGGCTTCCAGGGCTCATTCTGCCCGTTGGTAACGTGGTTGCCGGCACGCCGGTCGGCGATGGACTGCTTGCGCTCTTCGCCAAATTCGCAGGAGTAACCAGGGTCGGATTTCAGAAGCCAGGCACGCCGGTCATCGTTTTTCCTGCGTCCACGTCGATTCAATACACCGTCGCAACGTACCTCATTTAAGGTTTCCATGAGCTATTATACCCAGGCATTCGCCCCCGTTTACGGCAAGGGCGTCACCGTTGCTCCAGGCGTCGCGAGCGCAGTGCAGGCGTTCCCAAATAACTCGTCAGCCGTCGAGCTGACGAACCTCTCGTCGACGATTCGCTGCTCGGTTCGCTTCGGCGAAACGGCAGCGCTCACGGCGGACCTCAGTGCAGACTACACCGTCATGCCTGGAATGAAATGCGTGATTACGAAGCAGCGCGGGTACGAGTTCTTCGCGTACATCGGCTCCGGCGCAGCCGGCAGCTTGCAAGTCATTCCAGGCGAGGGGCTCTGATGGGACTCAAAGCAGTAGCAAACCTCGGCGGCGGCGGCGGCACGGTTACGGGCAGCGGCACGCCCGGCAAGCTGGCGAAGTTTACCGGGGCGGGCACGTCCATCGGCGACTCGCTCCTGAGCGAATCGGGCACGACGATTACGAGCGCGGCGACGGCGGAAACGTTCACCAACGCGCAGACGTGGACCGTCGGTGCGCCGAACAGCCAGGCGCTCGTCGTCTTAAGCAACGCGGGACCAGAGCGCACGCTCGTCCTCGACACCATCGGCCGCACCGTCGGCGTGGGAACTGCCTCGGGGCCAGCGACAAATCTGCATGTCTCCGACGGCGTGACCGTTTTCGCTGGCACCACGGGCGCAGGCGTTCGCCTCGACCGCGCAACCGAGGCGCTCTTCTCGTCATCGGACGGCACGCGCTCCCTTCGCGCAGGGCTCACGGGCGGCGCCGCCGTTGTCGGAACCTCGACAGCGCACGACCTGCTCTTGCAGCGCGGCAACGTGACGGCGGCAACGCTCACGAGCGGGGCGATTGCGACTGTCACGCTAACCGCAGGCGGGGCAGGCTACACGAACGGCACCTACTCGCAGCAGGCGCTCACAGGCGGCACAGGCAGCGGCGCGACGGCGGACTTCGTGGTTGCCGGTGGCATCATCACGATCTGCGTCCTGCGCTCGCCAGGGACCGGCTACACGGCAGCAGACGCGCTGTCATGCGCGACCCTCGGTGCAGGCGCGGGCCTCATCATCACGGTCGCCACCATCTCGCAAGTCGTCGAAGGCTCCGGCAACGTCACGGCGCTCGGGCGCATTGGGGCTGGGACGGCTACGCCGCGCGCCGCGCTTGACGCCGTAGGGGCTATTTTGGTTCAGCCGGCAAGCGTGGTCGTCGCCGGAACCTCAAGAATTGACCTCGGGCTTGGAATTATTGATTCGGCAACATTATCTGCAAATAATGGCTTTGTTGGAGTCGGATTTTATCCGGCGCTAAATGCAACCGGGGTTAGTACAGGCACCCAAGGCTTTATTGCGTCTCCATCATGGTCAGTTACGACCGCTGGGCAATCGCCTTTTTCCACAGGGTTTCAAGCAAACTTCACCCGAAGCGGAGCATCCGACCTAGCAACAGGCGCGTCAATCTTCGGGTTTCGAACGTCTCTTTTTATTACGACCCCAGGCGCAACCGCAACGGCGTCTGTGCTTTGTTTCAACGCAAGCGCGTCGTTTTCAACCGCAATTGGTCACACTGTAACAACGCATTCGCGTTACGACTCGGGATCGCTCAACAACGCGGCAACAATCACCACGTTTAACGGTCTGAACATTGCGCCCGTTACTGGCACTGGAACCGTTGGGACATATTACGGCGTACGACTACAGGCGAACACGGTTTCGGCCATCACAAACCGCTGGGGCATCTCGCAAGAAGACACGCTCGCAAAGAATTATTTCGCGGGCAACGTCGGCGTCAACACGACAACTCCGGCGGGCAAACTCGACGTAAATGGCACTATCCGCACCGCTGGTTATACCGTCGCGACGCTGCCAGCAGGGACGGTCGGTCAGCGAGCGTATGTGACCGACGCGCTCGCTCCGACGTACCTGGGCGCGCTTGTTGGCGGCGGCGCAGTGACTGCACCAGTTTTTTACAACGGCGCGGCTTGGGTGTCGGCGTAATTTATCAAGGGAATCAAAATGGCAATGCACAAAAATACATACATCGAGCGCGTGCTAATCGCGTTGAACCCCGACGGCAGCTTCAAAGGCGCGCATCAAGAAAGCCTGCAAGTTATTACGGACGACGCAGGCACGGTGCTGGGTGCGACGCAACTAGGAGCGGTCGCCCTAACCGCTGAATCCCTCGCGCTCGCTCTGCCTGCTCAGGGCGCGCTCTTGGCGCAGCTTACAGCGATCACAGCCGAACGTGACGCGCTTATTGCCAGTGCTGCAGCGCCACCGAGCGACGTACTATGACCCCCGAACACGCGCTGAAGAACCTCGTCATCGTCGCGCATCGAGCGCAGAAGGCAGGGCTCTTAGAGCTCGCCGAAGCCGTCGGCGTCGCCGAGTCCGTCGAGGTGCTCGGCAAGGCGCTTGACGTGCAGCTCGAACCCGCCCCGGCGAACGAGTGATGGCCGCTGCGGCGAAGTGCAACACGCCGAAGCGGACCCCGAGTCACGCGACGAAGTCGCACGTCGTCAAGGCGTGCGAAGGCGGCAAGGAAAAGCTCATCCGATTCGGCCAGCAAGGCGTCAGCGGCTCGCCCCCAACGAAGGGCGAAAGCGACGCCGACAAGAAGCGCCGCGCATCGTTCAAGGCTCGCCACGCGGCGAACATCGCCAAGGGTAAGATGAGCGCGGCGTGGTGGGCAAATAAGGAAAAATGGTGAAATGGCGAACATCCCTCTTCTGTCCGGCATCTACGCCACGACGACGCCTGACTTCCGCACGGCGTACCCGGTGAACATGGTGCCCGTGCCGATGGCGACGGGCATCTCGGATGCGTACCTGCGCCCCGGCGACGGCATCGTGAGCGACGGCACGGGCCCTGGCATCGACCGCGGCGGCATCAATTGGGAAGGCAGCCTTTACCGCGTCATGGGCACGCGGCTCGTGCGCATCGACCCTACGGGCATCGTGCAAGACCTCGGCGACGTAGGCCCCGGCGGGCTCGTCACCTTCGATTATTCCTTCGACCGCCTCGCGATCGCAAGCGGCGGTCGGCTCTACTACCTCACCGGCTCTTCGCTCGCGCAAGTCACCGATCCCGACCTCGGGACCGTCGTGGATTTCTGCTGGGTCGATGGCTACTTCATGACGACCGACGGCGAGTTTCTCATCGTCACCGAGCTGAATGACCCGTTCCTCGTCCTGCCGCTGAAGTACGCCTCCAGCGAAGCGGACCCCGACCCCATCGTCGCGCTCGTGAAGGCGCGCAACGAGGTCGCGGCAATCAACCGCAACACGATCGAATTCTTCGACAACGTCGGCGGCTCGGGCTTCCCGTTCCAGCGCATCGAAGGCGCGCAGATCATGAAGGGCGCAGTCGGCACCTTCGCGTGCTGCGCGTATCAAGAGCAAATCGCCTTCGTCGGCAGCGGTCGCAACGAGGCCCCCGAGGTCTTCGTCGGGCTGAACGCGCAGGCGAATAAAATCTCGACGCAAGAAGTCGACGAGATTCTTGCAACCTACACCGAGGTGCAGCTCGCAGGCGTGAAGCTCGAAGCGCGAAACGACAGGGCGCACGCGCTGCTGTACATGCACCTCCCCGACCGCACGCTCGTCTTCGACGGCAACGCCTCGAAGGCGCTCGGCTCGCTCGTGTGGTTCGTGCTCGTCACCGCGCTTGAAGGCATCGCGCAGTACCGCGCACGCAACTTCGTTTGGGCCTACGACCGATGGTGCGTCGGCGACCCGGCGAGCACGTCGTTCGGCCATTGCGTGCAGACGCTCTCGACGCACTGGGGCGAGCGCGTGCGCTGGGAGCTCTCGACGCCGATCGCCTACAGCGAAGGCAACGGCGTCATTTTCCACGAGCTCGAACTTATCGCGCTCCCTGGCAGCGTGCCCTTCGGCGAGAACCCGCTCATCTCGACGAGCTACAGCCTCGACGGGCTCACGTGGTCGAACGACCAGACCGTGCGCGTCGGGGCCTTCGGCGCTCGGCAGCATCGCATCGCCTGGCGTCGTCAAGGCTCGATGCGGCGCTTCCGCATCCAGCGCTTTCGCGGCGACTCGTCGGCGCACCTGCCGATCGCCCGCCTCGAAGCAACCCTCGAACCGCTGGCCTGGTGATGCCCGTCAAGCGCCTCGGCCTCACCCGTGACCAGCTCGCGAAGTTCCTCACCGAGCACGAGCAGATTAAGCAATTCGAGCTGCTCTTCTCGACGGCCGACGCCGTGCAGGTGGCAGGCGTCGATTCGGCAGCCATCGACGCAGGCGCGGCGCTCGCAGGCGTTAACTCTCTCGCAGGCGTAGTCGCTCAGCTAGCCCAAGACGCGGCGGCAGAAGCTTCGAACGCCCTAGCCATCGCCCAAGCTGCGAAGAGCGCGGCAGGGGCCATCTCTGACCTCGCAATGGCCGGTGCGGCGCTCCCTCCCGTCGCACCTGCGAAGCGCGTCGGCGTCGGGACGTTCGCCTCGCTCGTGACTCAGGTCGCAACGCTCCCGAACGTAGCGTATCCGATCGACCTCGACGTGGTCGACATCGAGCGCGGCATCTGGCGCGACCCGGTGAACACGTCGCGCGTCTACGTCGCCGACGGCGGCATCTTCAACTTTCAGTTTTCCGCGCAGCTCGACAACACGTCGGGCGGCAATCATCGCATCTGGCTCTGGCCTCGCATCTCAGGCGTCGACGTGCCCGACTCCGCGTCGCAGGTGCGCATCCAGGGCAGCAACGCCGAGCTCGTCGCCGCGTGGAATTGGGTGCTACGACTAGCCCCTGGCGAGTACTTCGAGATCGCCTACGCCGTGTCCGCCGTGGCGCTTGAAATCGTTACGTTCCCCGCGGCGGGCGTCGTTCCCGCCATCCCCTCGGTTATTCTCACCGTCACGCAGGAAGTCTAATGGCCGTCACGCCCTCTCAACTCATCGCCCCGGCGTTCGTGCCGAATGCAGCCACGACCGCCTACACGTCGACGGATGCGAAGACGCGCATCGATTACATGGCCTTCGCCAATCAGAGCGCGGCGAACGTGACCTTGACCGTGCGCCTCGGGTCGCTCGCCTCGTCGCCGATCATCGTCGCGCAAACCGTTCTTCCCGGCGAGACGTACCTCTGCCCCGAGGTCGTCGGCGCGCTGCTGGCCTCCGGTGAAATCATCCGCTACGAGTGCAGCGCGGCGAGCGCGCTCTTCGGCTCTTCAAACGGAGTGCAGTTCACATGATGATGCTCGGAATCCCGATCGAAAAGCCGTTCCCGTCGACGAGCGAGAACAAGAAAAACACGCTCATGGTGATTCAAGACTGGCAGCTCGGACCCGAGCAGCCGTCGAACGAGCGCGGGGCAAACGCCGACTACTGGCGCGCGATCGCAAAGACGATGCAGCTCGACGAAGCCGAGGCTCGTCGCCGTCGCTGCTCGAATTGCGAGTACTACGACAACACGCCGGACGCGCAGCTCAAGATGGAGCGCATCCCGTGGACCGCCTGGGACGTGGACGCTGGGATGCGTGGATTCTGCACGCACTTCTCTTTTGTGTGCCACGACCTGCGCGTGTGCCAGGCGTGGGAAGAGAAGGAGTTCGAAGAGGGATGAGCACACTTGCGCAAGCAGCACGCGACGACGACGCCAAGAAGATTGAGCGGCTCGAAGGGGCGATGCTTGCGCTTCCGCAGGTCGATTGTCCAGTCGAGCACATCTTCGGCCCAGGGCTTTACATTAGGCAGGTGACGCTTCCTGCGGGCGCGCTGGCGGTAGGGCACCACCAAAAGCAAGACCATTTAAACGTGCTTCTGTCCGGCGTGGTCGCCATGGTCGAAGGCGATTCCGTTCACGTCGTCAAGGCTCCGCTCGTCTACGTCGGGAAACCAGGAAGAAAAGTGGGCTACGTTGTAGAGACGGCAGTCTGGCAAAACATTTATGCTACAGAAGAACGCGACATCGAAACGCTTGAAAAAATGTTCATTGAGAAAAGCGAAACGTCGGAAGCGTTCGCGGCGCTATCGGTGAAAGCTGAGCAACTTTTCCGCAAGCCTGACCGCGATGATTATGCGCATCTCATTGCATCCGCTGGCTTTTCGGCTGAGCTTGTGCGTTCGCAGAGCGAAAACGAATCAGATATGATTCCCATGCCGCCAGAATACGCATCGCGCTACACCGTGCGCAGCTCGTCAATCGAGGGGCTCGGTGGGTTTTGCAGCTCGCCAGCCAAAGCTGGCGAAGTCATCGCCCCTGCGCGTTTGGCAGGCATGAGAACGCCGGCTGGAAGATTCACGAACCATTCGGCGGACCCGAACGCAGATTTGATAATGGCCGAAAATGGCGATGTGTGGCTCGTCGCTAAGCGTGACATCAGCGGATGTCTCGGCGGCAACGTCGGGGAGGAAATCACTGTGGACTATAGGCAATCACTCGCACTTTCCGGCATCGAGGTGGCAGCATGAGCGGCATAGCTACAGCAGTGGTCGGCGGGGCGCTCATCTCGGCAGTCGGCGGGTACTACGCGCAGACCGGAGCCGCCGACACGGCAGCAGGCGCGCAGCGCGACGCATCGCAGGCAGCAATCGCGGAGCAGCGCCGCCAGCAGGCCGAGATGGAGCGCCTCCTTGCGCCGTACATGCAGGCAGGGCAAGGCGCGCTAGGGCAGCAGCAAGCGCTCCTCGGGCTCGGCGGTCCCGAGGCGCAACGAGCAGCGATTGCGCAGCTTGAGCAAGGGCCGCAGTTTCAGGCGATGGTGGAGCAAGGCGAGAACGCCATCTTGCAGAACGCATCGGCGACGGGCGGGCTCAGGGGCGGCAACACGCAAGCAGCGCTCGCGCAGTTCCGACCGCAGATGCTCTCGCAGCTCATCAACCAGCAGATGGCGCAGCTCGGCGGGCTCTCGGGCATGGGCCAGCAGAGCGCAATGGGCGCGGCAGGCTACGGGCAGCAGGGCACGCAAGGCGTCATCGGTCAGCTCGGCGCGCAGGGGCAAGCGGCGGCGGGCGCAGCGCTCGCGCAGGGGCAAGGCATGGCGAACATCTTCGGCGGCGTCGGCGGTGCTCTCGGAACGCTCGGCGGGCTCGGCGCAATGGGTCGAGGTCCGCTCGCTGGTAAAAACACGCCAGCCGCGCCCAAGCCTGGCGTGTAGCCGCTGGCGTCACCGGCATGAACTTTAACCTCGAGTGAACCCATGAACCAGCCTTTCAACTATACGCTAAGCGTACCGAATCCAGCCGAAGCCGTTACCGCAGGGCTACAGCAAGGCGTGCAGCTCGCCGGGCTCATGGAGCGCGCCGACCTCACGGCTGCGCAGCGGCAGCAGACGCTCCTAGAGAACCAGGCGCTCCAGGCGAAGGCGCAACTGCAAGCGAATCAACAGGCGGCGGTCAAGGCGTTCTACGACTTGCCGAGCGACATGCGAACGGCAGACGAGTACGAGCGAATCAGCGCGACGCTCCCGAAGGAGCAGGCCGAGAACATCCGAGCCTCGTTCGAGGCGAAGACGAAGGAGCAGCAGCGCGAAGCTCTACTCTTTAACGGCCAGATATTCGCCGCGCTTCGCTCGGGCGACCGCGAGACGGCTAACTCGATGTTGCTTCAGAAGGCAGACGCAGCCCGCAACGGTGGCGACGGAGCGCAGGCGAAAGCGTACGAGAACGCCGCCGAGATGGCAGCGATTGCCCCTGACCAAGCCGAGCTCTTTATCGGCACGACGCTTTCCGTGTTGCCCGGCGGGAAGGACTTCATCGAGACCGTCGGGAAGCAACAGACTCAGCGATTTGAAGCTAATTTGCAGCCAATCAAAGAGCGCAAGCTAACTGGAGAAGCGCAAGAAGCTGAAGTAAAGGGAAAATACGCAGAAAAAGTTGTTAAGTCTGAAATTGGTCAGCGCGGGGCGTCTGCTGCTGCATCAATGGCTTCGGCTCAAAGCAGCCTCGCGTCGGCTCGTCTAAATCTTTCAAAAGCAACGACTGAGGAGCAATCGCGCGCCGCCCGCGTGGATTTGCTCAAGGCTCAAGCCGAACTTGCCAGAGGGAAGCTCGCTAAGGCAATGGGCAACCCAGCTGACGCAAGAGCGGGGGCTCTGCATACCATTAGCGTAATCGACAGCCTGATGAAGCCAGAGCGCAGAGAAGATGTTGGCGCTATCTTTGGAGCGGCAGGTTTTGATGGCAAACCATCGTTTAAAAAAGGCATCAAGCTCGGTGCGTTTAAGCCTGATATTCTGCTGAGTGAAAATCAACAATCTGTTGTTGCCGACATTGACACGCTCGGCGGGAGCATGTTTTTGCAGCAAGCACAAAAGATGCGCGGGCTCGGCCAGCTCACCGAGAACGAAGGAAAAAAGATTCTTGCTGCGGCTGGGAACTTGACGCGGCAGCAGTCTCCCGATCGTCTTTTTGCGACTCTAACGACGATGCGCGAAGTGCTCGCAGCGGGTGCCAGCCGAAAGGCTGGGGCAGTCCCAGGGGGCACGCTTGACATCGGCACCGCCGAACCTGCGACGGGCTCTATCCCGCTTGGAGACAATTTTAGCTACACGACAGAGCCAGAGGAAGAGTAATGGCCGTTTACAACGTCACCGCGCCAGACGGAACGAAGCTCCGGCTTGAAGGCCCTGCCGACGCAACGCCTGAGCAAATCGGCAAAGCGGCGAAAGCCGCTTACGCGATACGTTCGCAGACGAAGAGCGCAAGCGCAGCAGAGACCGCACCTGTTGCTCAACCGACCAATTTCGAGCAGGCTCGCGAATCGTACAGGAAATATGGCGGCGAGGTTGCGCCTGTCGGCATCGAGCCGACGCTAGTAACGCCGCGCGATGGCACGCCTACGGGGCTCGGCGCTGGCGCTGGGCAGCTCGTAGAGCCCGAGACGACGCTCGCGGGCATCGGTGGCGGCATCTCGCGCGGCGTCGCTCCTGCGATGCTCATGGCGGGCGCTGGCGCGCTTGCAGCTCCGCTCGTCGGGGCGACTGCCGCTGGAGGCGCTGCCATCGGAGGCGGCGCGCTCCTCGCGTCGAAGCTCCTCGGCGTCGACCAGCCCTTCGTTTCGAAGCTGAACGAGCTCATGACGCGGGCAGGCGTCGCCGAGCCGAGCACGGCGATTGAGCGGCTCTTTCAATCGGCGGCAGGCAGCGCAGCCGACGCGGCGACTGGCGTCACCGCAGGCCAGGCGCTCATGAAGAGCGCCGCGCCGCTGGCTCAGGCTGCTGGAGCGATGCTCGCCGACGCGCCTGCCGCGCAGATTGCAGGCGGCGTTGGTTCGGGCCTCGCAGCGCAGGCGGCGAGCGAGCTCGGCGTCGGCGCAGGCGGGCAAGCCATCGCGGCGCTCATCGGCGGCGTCGCTGGCTCTCGCGCAGCGCGCACGCAAATCATTCCAGCCGCGCAGGCGAACGCCGCAGAGCGGGCGCTCGTGACCGAAGCCGAGAAGGTCGGCGTGCCTCTCCTGACGAGCGACGTTGCCCCGCCGCGCACGTTCATGGGCAAGGCGGCGCAGTCGCTAGGCGAGCGGGTGCCGCTCGTCGGCACTGGCCCCGTACGGCAAGCGCAGCAGGAGGCACGCATCGGCGCGGCAAAAGACTTGGTGCTTGAGCTGAACGTCCCAGACTTCGCACAAGCAAGCAAGCCAGTGATGAACAATCTTCGCCGTGTTTACGGCAATGATATTAAAAAATACTCGAAGCAAAAGAAAGATGTAATCAACTCTCTTTCTTCTTCTGGAGTGATGCCAGTCGCCGAAGCGACAAAAGAAATTGACAGCCAGATTTCAAATCTTCGCGCGCTCAAAAGTGAAGAGTTTGCTCCAGTCATTAAAAAGCTGGAAGACTGGCGTATGGCTCTCGCCGATCAGAGCATCACGAATGTTGAAAAACTGCGCAAGCAGTTTGGAGAATCTTTTAAGGCATTCGACCAGGGGAGTGTCAAGTCTATTGGAGAACAAGCGACAAACGCGATTTATGGCGCGATCAACGACGACATGGGAAACTTTATTCGTCAAAATTCTGGCGCTAGCGATGTGACCAAATGGAAAAGCGCCAATAAAGCCATTTCTTCAATGAAGCAAGATGTGAAAGATAGCGCGCTCAAATTGCTTTTTAGCAAGAAGGGTGAGATGAAACCTGAGGCTATCAGAAGCCTTCTTTTTTCAGAAAACCAAAGCGAAATAGAGCTTCTGCACAAGTATCTTGACGACGCAGGTCGCAAGGATGCAGGTAAGATGATTGTCGCTCGCGCAATTAAAAAAGCTACGACGAATGATGTGCTTTCTCCTGATCGCTTCTTGGGAGAAATGGACCGACTCGCACCTCAGGTCGGCATCTTCTTCAAGGGCGACGACAAGCGTCGCATCGAGGGCCTCACGCGCGTTCTCGGCGCAACTCGACGCGGCGCAGAAGCTGGCGTGATGACGAACAGCGGTCAGCAGGCTGTGCCAGCAGCCACCGCGCTTCTGGCAGGGCAGGTAAGCGGCAGTGCGCTCGGCGGCGCAGCGGTGCTCGGCGGCGCAGGTCTTATGGCTCGCCTCTACGAGTCGCCCATGGTGCGAGGTCTTCTGCTACGCCTTCCGTCAACGAAGGTCGGCAGCGCCGAAGAGGCTGCCATTTTGAAGCGCATCAGCGGCGCAATGACCGCCCGCACGACGACACCCGAGGAGCAGCCGACCCCATGAGCGCCTTTTCCGTCTCCGAACCATTCCCGACGTTTCACGACCGCGACGGGCAACCGCTCGACGCTGGCTATCTCTACTTCGGCGCGGCGGGGCTCCCCGCGTTGTCGAATCAGATTCCCGTCTTCGTCGACGCTCTGCTGACGATTCCCGTCGCGCAGCCAGTGCGCACGACGAACGGATTCCCGCAGTACCAGGGCGCGGCGTGC